TCAGTACGGTCAAAAGGTAGGTGAAGTTTTTCAAAAACTTTGGCAATGGATCTTGCTGCCCATATTTGAACATCTATTCCTGTTTCTTTTTTTACTTGTAACAAGTATTGCTTTTCTTCTTCAACTAACTTGGTTTTCAATTTATGCGCGTTTTCACCATCTACTCGAACTCCTAAGAAACGCATATCAACCAAACAAGGAAAAAGATCAGTTTCCATTTTAAAAACTGCTTCTAGATCCTGATAAAGTATTTCTTTTTTTAATTCTTGCCACAGGTCTAATGTTATTTGTGCATCCTTTTCTGCGTATGCACCCACATAAATGGCAGGTAGTTTATACATTTCTGCTTTAGGATCTACTCCCCAGCTTTTTGCAGCATCATATAAAGCTGCTTCATCTTTTCCTTGGCCTGTGTATCTCTTAGAACAATTATTTAAATCATATCTCATTTGATTTTCATCAACTAAAGCTGATGCAATCATGGTATCTACAATTTTTCCGTTAATTTTTAATCCTAAAGATTTAATCCAACATACATCGTACATTGCATTATGAAATATTTTATCTGAATCAGTATCTAAAACACTTTGAAACCATTTTAAAACTAATCTTCGATCCATATTTCCTCCACCTTCATGAGCAATAGGGTAGTAACCACACCAATCTTTTACTGCGACAGCTATTCCTGTAACATCTCCATTTTTAACTACGGAACCAGACCCCATACGAGTATTTAAATTAGGGTCTTTTGTCTCTAAATCAATTGCAATTTCGTCATGCTTAGATAAATCAGGAAACTCTGTTGGAGGTGTCCATTCTGTTTGTGGTTTAAATAGTGGTACTTGTATCATTTATTTTCCTTTCATTTGTTGGTTTGTTTTTTCCTTTTATCTTTAATACTATTTTGTAAGTCATCACTAAAAGACGCAAAAGGGCTTGTATGTTGCTCCTTTTCCTTTCTTTCTTCTGTTTGTCTTCTTGATTCTTTATAAGATTCTTCTAATTCTTTTTTCTCTTTCTCCGCTTCTTCTAAGAAATCTTTTTTATCCTGATAGTCACGTTCAATCGCCATTTGACAGTAATGAATTGCTTTTTCTAAATCTTTCTTTTGTCCTTTCTGCTTGTGTCTGCACAAATATTTTATAGCATTCCCTTCTGCAAAAGGAATATTATTTTTATTTATAAATTCTGATGGTTGAATGACCATAGATTTATAATGAGTTCCACCCACCTGCTTTTTATATATATCGCTCATATTCTAAATGCCTTATAAATATCTTTGGGTTCTATAATATGTAAATGGTCCTTGGTCCTTGTAGCGCCAACATAAAATAATCTATTAACATCATCAGGAACCCTTTCATATTCTTTTAGAGTTTGTCTGCTTAAATCAGTTAATAAAATTACATTGTCTGCCTCTCCACCCTTGACCCCATGTATTGTAGATAGTAAAATACGTGGTTTTTTATTTAATTGCTCTCCATTCTGTCTCATTTTTCTAATATAATTTACTTTTTTAGAAGGTGCATTATTGAATGCGTTATACCAGACATCGTCTACCATTAATCCATATTTATTTTTACATTGTTCCAGAGAGTAAAAATTATCTTTATTTAAAAGTACTAATGATTTTTTGTTTGCATGGGATTCATCCATATAACTATAAATTCTTTTTATTCTTGTATAATCTAAAGTTTCACCTTTTCTCCAGGATTCCCACTCAGTAATTGCTTCGTATAAATCTTGTTCGTATGATTTTTTATATTTATTTTTATAATATAATCCATTTTGATAAATAGTATTTTCGAGATCATTCAACATAGAACGAGTTCGAGCAAGCACCAACCATTCTCCTTTAGACATATCTATATGTCTAAAATCAGAATAAGTAGATAATTTTCCTTCAACAGTTTTAGGACGCCAATTTTTTGGAATTCTATTACCCACCTTATTTATGATTTTCATTGCAAATTCATGTACTTTAGCTGGAATTCTATAGGATTGAGTTAACTTAATAAATTCACCCCCCAGGGTTATAAAACTATTAACATCTGCACCGGCCCATTTAAAGATAGCTTGGTCATCATCTCCCGCGATATAATTATCTGTTGATTTATCCCATATAATTTTAGCCATGTCCCATTGCATTAGAGATAAATCTTGTGCCTCATCAATAAATACTACATCAAATTTAGGACAGGTATCAGATTTAGTGAAATCTAAAATCATGTCATTAAAATCTATTAAGTTATATTCTTTTTTGTATCTCTCTAATTCGCTTGATATAATTTTAAGTTTATCAAATTCTACATCCTGGGTATGTTCTTTAAGATCGTATTGTTTTTCTAAAGAAATATTTCTTAATTTTGACAATTGAATAATTCTTAAGTAATCACTTTTAGTAGAAAAAATTCCATTCATATCCACCATATTATCTTCATAGTCCACAGGGAACGCCAATTCTTTTCCTAGAGCTTCGTAGTGGCTTCTTTGCATTACATTATCTTTTTGTATTCCTAATCTTCTAAAAGCTAGTGAATGAAGTGTTCTGAAATAAGGAAGATCATCTTCAGTTAAATTAAATTTTTCCATTGCTCTATCTCTTGCCTCATACGCAGCTTTTTGAGTGAATGCAAAATATCCAATTTTATTTGGATCAGTTTTCTTTAAATATTTATCCACCAAATTTAAAAGAGTGGTTGTTTTCCCTGTACCTGGGGGTCCAATTACAATTGTTTTCATTTTATTTTCCTAAAAAAATTTCTCCAGAATGCAGATCGAATAATAGACACCCCTGTAAAAATTAAAGCAATTCCTATGCTATCTAAAATTGTGGGATGTAGTCCAAAAAATGGAAAAATATATAACTGAATTAGAATAGCGATGATTAGACCGGTTCCTACGTCAATAAAACTTTCAATAAAGCAACGTTTAAGCATTAAAAATTATCTTTCGGTTTAAATTGTTTTGGTTTATAATCTTCTACTTTTTTTTCGAAGGAATCTATAATGGTGACAGTTGGTCTACTTTTTCCTAATATAATTCTTTCTGTAGTACAACCACAGTGTTCTTTTAACATTTGACTTGTCTCTTGAAATTTAACATCCCATCTTCTTCTCTGAAGAAATCCATAAAAGAAAGAATCGAAAAGAAAATAATGTTTTGCATTTTCTGTAAATACACTTCCTTTTTTAATATCTTCTTTTTCAACAGTTGTAGAAGTTCTGTTAGTACAAAATTCTTCTAAATGATTTTGTAATTGATCTTTTTTAGATGTTCCTTTAGGAGGAGAAATAATCTCACGCATGCTAAGTAATTGATTTACAAGGATTTTCCAATCTTTCAATTTCATACTAGGGGGATATATTCCTATCCCTGCAATACAAGCTTCTTCAAATAAAGGCTGCTGTCTTAAATATTTAGCACTAGGAATTTTTAATCTTTTACCATCCACATTTAAATAATAATAAGGTTCTTCTAATTGAATTTCTTGTAGGTCACTTAAGTCTGGAAATATCATTTGAGACCCTATTCCAAATGGTCTAGTTTTACATAACTGCTTGTCGCAATGATTACACATAGGAACATCATTACACTTCCACCCCCAATCTTTCTTTTCATGCTGATTTTTAATTATATCAATTTCTCTTTGTTCTAAATCCCCAATAATATAGTTTTCATGAAACCATGAAATTTTTTCTTTCCAATTATTTGGCCATTTCTTTTTTGCATAAACTCCAAAATGAAACAAAACTGCATTTCTTCCACCTTCTCCTATTTTTTCTGCCGCTAAAGTTTCAATACATGGAGGCCCGTCAGAGAATTCTGATTCGGGCCTCTCTAGTTTTATGGAACCAACATCTAGTTGTTTTACATTATTATAGATTCCATAAAATTCTTCTAAATTTGCCGCACTTCCATCCTCTTTAAATGCATATCTTGTTGTATTATCTCCATTGAAATAAGGAAGATTTAAAAAGTTTCCGGTATCTTCTTCTGATTTTAATTCTATTTGTTTTGGAAATACTTCTGCGTTTCCAAAACCCAATATTGCTCTAATTTGGTTTAGTTTATCTCTCATTATTTTAGCTTCTATATTTTTATCTGAAAATAAAAATATGTGAGCCCCTCCAGATTTAGAACGACATACCACTAATGGTAATTTTAATAATTTAATTTTGTTTAATAATTTTTGATGATCAAATCCAGCATAACTGTCCACATCTATACATCCCCATTTACATGTATCTTCTTCATTAATAGGTATTATTCCTAAACTTGGTTCAATCCCTTGTAAGTGCTTGTGCCAAAGATCATCAGTGACTTTTTCTCTTTTGACAAAAGATTTAGTTTTTAATTTAACTCCGTTTTTAGGAACGGTGTTTATGTAGGTACATCCATGGGCTCTGTTAAGCCCTCTAAATATTTCTATAAATTTTTCCATATTATCATCCAGTTAAAAGGCGGATCCACTCTCGCTTCCCCGCCTTTCGTTGCAACCATCCTCCCGAAGGAGAATTAGGTTAATATGGAACGTCCGTTTTTGATTCCTCAGATCCGTGTTTAACTTTTACTAAACCTTTGCTATTTTTTTCAGCAAAATTTTTAGCAATTGTATAAATACCTTTATCTGTAACTGGACCAACTTGAGACACATCCCATCCAAACCATGTTCCTTTGTCATTAGACATTTGAACAGTTTTTAGTTTGTAAATGTGGCTATATGTTGGCGGTGTGAATAAGCCATTTTTGCCTTGAAGCTTAAGACCCATCATCATTGAATTCCATTGTTTACTAATCTTTAATTGAGTAGACTTCATAGATATTAATGCTGTTGATGGACTTTTACCCATAAGAATCACAAAGTGATTAGCAGTATTTTCCAGATAATTACCATTTGGTAACCTATCCTTCCAAGATTTATCGCGAGTAGTTGTACTCACAATATCACTCCCTGCGCTATGGATTGCTACAGGAGCACCGGTACTTGTAGTACCTCTGTCCTGCCATTCGACATATTGTCTTTCATAATGGACTGGTATAACATTTATACCTTTTGCCCCATCATAAAGTTCTTTAGTCACACTATTAACAATCATTCCAGGTTCTGCCGCACTAATAAACTTAGCATCTTGTTTATTAATTTCTGGAGATAATTGTCCCAAAACTTTCAGAAATGGTAATGCAAGATCTTCTTGCGTTATATTCTGAGAGCCAGCATTTGCATCAGCTTCGAAA